CGCCAAGGCAAACAGGGCAAGGAAGTCCCGGCCGGCGGCTCGGAGTGGAGCATCAACGAGCCTCCCGGCAGTCAGGTGATCCCGGAGGGCGCGGGCGAAGGCTCGGGCGGCGGTCAGGTCAAGACGCTGCGGCTGGATTCGATCTCGCCCACCGAGACCCAGTTCGTGGAGGGCGTCGATACCGTACGCCTGACCGCGACCGGTGAAGGCTTCGACGACCAGTGCGTCATCGTGTTCGACAACGAGGATCAGGAGACCGAGTTCGTCAGCGAGACCGAGCTGACGGCGAGTGTGCCCTACGCCGACGACCCCGGTGAGGTCGACGTGCTGGTCTCCAAAGGCGACGAGGACAGTCAACCCCTCAAGTTCACGTTCAATGATACGGGCGGTTCGCGGAGTGGCAATGACAAGCGCGAGCGTGAGAGCGACAAGTCGCGTCGCCGACGCTAGGGAGCACGACCATGGGTTGGCCGGTTGTCGTCGTCGCCAAGGGCGGCATTCCAGTTTCCGAGGCCGCGAACGGTCTCGGAACCCCGCTGTCGATCGCGGCCAACGGATACGGTACAGCCGTTACCGTAGTCGGCAGCGGCGGCCTTCCCGTGCTCGGCAGTGGCGGTGGCGGAGCCGTCGCCCCCGGACTGCCGGTCACCATTTTCACGCAGGCTCCGGCCATCGCGGGAAGCGACGCCAACCCGAACGTCAACTTCCGCACCATGTGCACTCTCGCGCAGGACATGCAGGGCGAGTTCAGGATCACGCTGCAGCCGGGAGCCAACCTGACCTGCATTGGCCTCGCGGCGGGCGACCATGATGGTGGATTCTTCGCCAGCTCCAAGGTGCCGCTGGTGCTGGTGAAGTTCGCTGGCGCGGCAGGCTTCACCAATCAATCGACGCCGCAGGTCTCCGACTGGACGCCGTCCGGCGCGCTGTCCACCATGAAGGCCGGCAACAAGTTCATCGTGTCGTTCATGACCGGACCGGCCGGACAGGGCCTTTGCGCCTACACCGCAGGCTCGACCAACTCGACGTGCCAGTGGCAGAGCGACGACGGCACCCTCTGGGACGATCAGACCATTGGCGGCTACAACGACATCGGAGCGTCGGTCTACGGCGTCGTCAAGGTCGAGACCCGCACGGCCGGCTCTGGCGGCGGCGGCAGTACCGAACCGCCGCCGGTGATAGTCGATAGCCTGATTCCGATGAGCTTCAACGACCCGATGTTCACCGGTATGACCGAGCTGACGACCACAGTAACTCTTTTGGATGGGCAGAATCTGACGAGGACCAGTATTCAGGAGCGCAGTGGCCAGCCAACGCTGACGGTAGCCCCGACATCCGTCGTCACCTACTGTCGCATCAATTCCCGCGAGACTACGAGGATTGGCATCGCCAGCCCGGTGTTCGATCACTGCTACATGGAGGCGCTGGGCGAGCCGGGTGTCGGGGATCACGCCGATACCGTGCAGCACTTTGTCAGTACGGAGGAAGGCTCGCGCGAGACTACCGTGACGTGGAAGAACTCCCACCTCGTCGGGCATCTGGTCGACGCTACCGCGACCTACTTCTGGGCCGACGACTGGGCCGGCAGGCTGGTGCTGGAGAACGTCATCATCAACGGCGGCCCGATCGGCTGCAAGTTCAACGCCGCACCGGACGCCTACACCTACATCGACTTCAAGAACGTGTTCTTCGTCGGGCCGTTCGGCAACGTGCCGATTCAGGACAACGCCAGCGGCAACAGCGCGTGGGTGATCGAGCGCTGGCAGAACGTCAAGATGGCGACCATCGTCGGCGGCGCGATCGTCCCCGGCGTCGACGCGCCGCAGATGGTCTCGACGCCGCTGCCGACCAACCTCGTGACGCACTCCAGCGCGCTCGACCTGTGGACCGCGGCGGCCGTCACGGTGACGACGGGCATCGAGAAAGACCCGGTGTTCTGGGAGGCCGGTGCCGCCGATCGTTTCATTGAAACCGCGACTACCGCCGCACACGGCCTGACCTCGAACAGCATCAGCTTCACCAGCGGCACCGCCTACACCTTCTCGCTCTACGTCAAGAACGAGATCGCCGCCGCCAAGTTCTTGCAACTGGCGCTGCCGACCGCCGCGTTCGGGGCCAATGCGTGGGGCAACTACGACATCAGCGCCATGACGGTGCAGACCAAAGGCTCGGCGGCGACCACTACCGTCAGGACGCCGAGGGTCGGCTCAATTCACGGCTGGTCGCGCGTCACCCTCACGGCCACGGCCACCGCCACGGCGGCGGGGACTGTGGCGATCTACGGGATTCCGGCCGGCACCTCGACGCGGGCCTTCTCGTATCTGGGAGCAGTCACCAACACCCGGCGGATCTGCAACGCGCAGGTCGAGACCGGGACGATCGACCGCCCTTACGTCAAAACGCCATAAGTCAACCGATTTGTACCGAGAGTTTCCGATTTGTACCGAGCGGATTAATCGAGGTTGCTCGATTATGGAAAAAGTCAAGTGGGCATCGTGGGCATGCCCAAAACGCCCAAAATGCCCAAAACGCCCAAAGTCTAAAGCGTCCGTTTAAATACCCCCTAATTAAGGGGACGAAAAAAGAGTCAGGAAATGACCGTGAAACTGATCGAGGTCGAACCCGGCCGCTGGCGGGTCGACAAGCCGTGCCGCCTCGTGGCGCGCTCGGATCTCCCCCTTCCCCACGTCATCAGCGACCAGATGGAGCCGACCGAGCAGGTCGACGGCCGCTACTACACCTCCAAGCGCGCCTTCCGGGCGGTTGGCAGGTCGCTGGGCCTCACCGAGGTCGGCAACGAGCGATTCAAGCCCAAGTCACGCTCGACGGAACTGAAGGAGACGGCGGCCGCAAGGAAGGCCGCCATCCGGCAGGCCGTCATACGGACAAAGCGTCCGTAACCAGTCAGTAACTTTAAATCAAAAACAACGGACAAAAAGTCCGTGAGGAGACCCCATGTCCGAGATTCCCGTCTCGCCCCCGCAGGGCGCAACGCCGCCCACGCCAGCGCCCAGCTACCAGACCCCTACCCACGAAGTCCCGATCAACGAATCCCCTGTCGCAACCCCGCAGCCGGTCGGCTCGCAGGCCCCGGAGAAGCCGCCAGAGGCGCGCCACATGTCGCGCCGGGAATCCATCAGGGCCGCCTTCGAACGCGCCCAGAACCCGCAGAAGGCCAAAGCAGAGGCCGCCGCCAAGCCTGCCGCCAAGCCGGCCGAGGCCAAGAAGGGCCACAACAACCCTCCTGAGGAGATGGCGGACGAGGACAAGCTCGACCTCAAGAAACGCCCCGGCGACCAGCCGAGGGGCGAGCGCGGCCAGTTCGCGCCGAAGCAGTCAAGCGAGAACCGTGACCAGACCCCCCAGAATCTCGAGGGGGGGTCTCGCACCCCGCAGGATAAAATCGGAACCGGAGCAGAGCAGGGCCAAAGTGATCCTCGACAAAACGTCCGCGTCAACCCGTTGCCGGAAACCGCGCCCTACCGCGAACCGCTGCCGCGAATGTCGGATCGGGCGAGGGAGGAGTGGGCGGCGGCACCGGAATCCGTGCGCGGCGAAGTCCACCGGCTGGCGAAGGAGTACCAGTCCGCCTACGAGCAGTATCGCGGCGACCACGAGGCGATGCAGCCGATCCGCCACTTCCACGAGATGGCGAAGCAACACGGCACCACGCTCGACAAGGCTTTGACCAACTACGTCAGCATGGAACAGAAGCTGCGGCAGGACGTGGTCGGCGGCCTCGACATCATCGTCAACAATCTCGGCCTCAAGACCCCTGACGGGCAGCGTCTCGGCCTGCGCGATGTCGCCTACCACATCCTGAACCAGTCGCCCGAGCAGGCCAAACTCACCCAGCAACAGAACGCGACGCAGGCCGCCAGCCACCAGATCGGGGCGCTGCATCAGGAAGTTAGCGGCTTGAAAGATGCGCTGATGCAGATGCATAATGCGCAGAGGTACACCTACACCCGCTCGGCGGTCGATCAGTTCGCTGACTCACACCCGAGGTTCGACGAGGTGGCGGACCTGATCGAGGCCGAACTCGACAACGGCTTCGACCTGAATACGGCATACCAGCGAGCCTGCCTGCTACGGCCCGCAACCCACGCGGCTCAGACCCGCAACCCATCGGCTCAGACCCGGCAAGTTGATCGATCCATTTCCGGCTATCCCGCAGCAAGTTCTCCCTCAAACGGAGCGGCGAGGAAAAACGGCAAGGCGGTCGGTCGTCGCGAAGCGATCAGCAACGCCATCAGAAGCGTCAACGGTTCGCTTTAGAAATCTGACGTCAATGGAGAGCCGCAACAATGGCCAATCTGACAACCAACGCCCAGTATCAGCAGATCCTGAGCATGTCGCTCGAATCTCGCTCCTCGACCTACATCGACCTCGTCTCCAACAACAACGCGCTGCTCGCAGTCCTGAAACGTAAGGGCCTGTGGCAGACCTACAGTGGACCGCGAATCCGGCAAACCCTGCAGGTCAGCAAGCAGGTCGCGCAGTGGTATTCCGGATTCGATCAGCTATTGAATCCGGCGATCGACCTGTTCAACGACGCCTACTTCGAACCCAAGATGGTTGTGGTGCCCATCATCCTGTCGATGCAGGAGATCCTCAACAACGAGGGCGAGAACCAGCTCGAGGACGTGCTCGACAGCTACATGGAGGCCGCCGAACGCGCGCTGGAAGACGCGATGGACGCCGGCCTCTACGGCGACGGCTCCGCCAACGGCGGCAAGCAGATCACCGGCCTCGCCACGGCGGTGCCGATCATCACCAATGCCGGCGTCTATGGCGGCTTCGATCGCGCCACGGCGACGATCTGGCAAACCAAGACTTACGACGCCAACTCGATGGTCCCGGCGCTCGGCACCCAAGTCAACGCCACCACCATCCGCCCGATGCTCAACTATATCATGACCAAGCAGTCACGCGGCCGCGACTACGCCGACCTGCTGCTGATGTCGCCCGAGCACTACGCGGCCTACGACGCCGCCACCGTGGCGATCCAGCGCCAGACCAATGAGACCTCGATGGGCAAGCTCGGCTTCTCGGCGCTGGAGTATATCGGCGGCGGCAAGCGCGCCGAGATCGTGCTCGACGGCGGCATCGGCAGCAACATGCCGGCTAACACCACCTTCGGCCTCAACACAGATTCCTTGAGGGTGCGCTATCACCCCGGCCGCAACTTCGACAAGGTGTTCAAGGGCGACGGCATGATGCCGATCGACAAGGACGCTATTGCGCAGTTCATCGGCTGGATGGGTGAAATCACCATGACCAACCCGATGCTGAACTGGAGGTTCTACGACTCTAACCCTGCTGCTTAAAAGACGGGGGTGAGGTGGCGAAGCCGGGGACTGTTACCGAGGCGGTCCCCGGTCATCGCCCAATAAACTTTAAGGAGAGATCATGCCGCAATACGGTCAGGCCACCGTCCACCCGGACGCATCGATTGTCGCCGTTTTCAAGCAGATGGCGTTCAAGAACGAAGCCAAGAGCGCCAAGGAAGGCCGCCAGATTTATGACGACTGGGAGGTGTGCGAGCTGCGCTATCCCGGATCAAGCAACGTTGGGGTCTATCCCGCCAACGCGGTGTCGCACTGGGACAAGAACCCGATCACCGGCGAGCAAATGCCGCTGACTTACGCCGAGCGGTTTCCCCACCAGTACAACCAGTTCAAGGCCCACGCCCAGCAGACCAAGGAAGGGACGCCACTGGTTTTCATGACGTTCCTGACCGAGGCACGGCGCGCCGAGTTGCGCGCGCTCAACGTCTACACCGTCGAGGCCTTGGCGGCGATCGACGGCGCGGAGCTGAAGCGGCTGGGCCATAACGGTCGCGACCTCAAGAATCAGGCGATGGAGTTCATCAAGGATTCCGCGGTCAACTCCACCAACACCAAACTGATCGCCGAACTGGAAGCGCTGCGCGCCCGCAACGCCATCCTCGAGGAAGACCTTGCCGCCAAGCCGGTCGCCAATCCCGACAGGGTGGATGCCGAGTTCGACGGTATGAGTCTGGAGCAGTTGCGCGACTATATCGCCAGCAACACCGGGCAGGCTCCGCACGGCTCCAATACCCGCAAGACCTTGGTCCGCATGGCGCAGGAAGCTCGACCAAGTCAGGCGGCCTGAGATGTCGTTGTTGTCGGTAGTCAAGGATGTCTGCGCGGTCACCGGCATCCTGTTGCCGACATCGGTGTTCAATAACAGCGTCGACAAGCGCACGATGTCGGAGATGGTGACGCTCGCCAACGAGATGGCGCAGCGCATTGCTTACGACAGCTCCGACTGGACCTTCTTGCGCAAGGCCGCGACGATTGCGGGCGACGGCGTAACGTCGGCGTTCGACTTGCCTGCCGACTACAAGCGCCTGCTGCTGACGTCGAACCTGTGGCGCTCGACCTACCAGCAAGCGCCGATGCGGTTCATCTCCGACACCGACGAGTGGCTGCGGCGGCGGGCGCGGGTTTACAACGACGCTCATGGCGAGTGGACGAACCTTGGCGGGCGGATTGAAGTCTGGCCGCCGCTGGCGAACGGCGAGAATGCGTTCTTCGCGTACCTCTCCAAGAATTGCGTGGCCTTGGCGGGCGGCGGCTACGGCGATTCGTTCACCGCCGACACCGACAGCTTCGCGCTCGACGAACGGCTCTTGAAGCTCGGCATGATCTGGCAATGGAAGAGCCAGAAGGGTTCGCCCTACGCCGAGGATCTCGGCACCTTCACCGACGCCATGGCCTACGCCATGGGAAAGGACCAGCCCGCGCCGATCATGATCAGCAGCCGTCCCGTAGACACATGGGGGTATGCCGGTGGTTACGGGTGGTAGTGGCGCATGGGTGCCGTCAGGCGCGGCCTTCAATGTCGCGATGGAAGGCCCGCAAGGCCAACCGGGGCCTCCCGGCCCTCCCGGCACAGGCCTGCCCGGTCCCCCCGGACCTCCGGGCGCTGATTCCACTGTCCCCGGCCCTCCGGGCGCGACCGGCCCTCCGGGGATCGGAATTCAAGGGCCACCCGGCGCGGATTCCACGGTGCCGGGTCCGCCGGGAGCGACAGGGCCTGCAGGACCAACAGGGCCTGCAGGAGCAGCCTCCACAGTACCCGGTCCTCCCGGCCCTCAAGGAGAGCAGGGCGAACCCGGCATCGATGGCGGGACCGTGCTCGTTGCGGACACACCGCCTGTTGGCGCGCAAGACAACGCGCTGTGGTGGGAGAGCGACAGCGGCCAACTGTATTTTCGCTACAACGACGGCAACTCGACGCAGTGGGTGAGCGCGGTCCCGACAATCGACGAGGCGGCGCTCAAGGCTTACGCCGACAACACCGCGAAGCTCTACAGTGGCAAGAACTACATCATCAACGGCGCGATGATGATCAGTCAGGAGAACGGTGCGACGGCCGGATCGGCGATTTATTATTATGCAGTTGATCAGTTCATGCTGGCGTCCAGTAACGCCGGTACGCAAACTGCCCAGCAGGTCGCAAGCCCGACGCCGGGAGGATCACTCAATCGTTTGCGGGTCACCGCCACGGTGGCGGACGCCTCGGTGGGAGCGGGCGATTATTCTCAAATCGTTCAGCACATCGAGGGGCTGCGCTGCGCCGATCTACGCTTCGGATCTTCTGCTGCGAAAACCATTACGGTGCAATTCGGCGTCAAGGCCCCTGCGGGCACCTACTGCGTAACGGTTCAGAACGTCGCGGGAAATCGCAGTTACGTTGCCGAATACACAATCTCGGCAGGTGAAGCCAACACCGACACGGTCAAGAGAATGACAGTTCCGGGCGACATGGTCGGGACATGGGCCTCCGACAATACATCCTGCATTTCGATCCACTGGACGCTGATGGTGGGCACGACCTTCCAGCAGGCGGCAGGGTCGTGGGGCACGGTCCAATATGCGCTCGGCTCCCCCAACCAGTACAACTTCATGTCCGTCGCCAACAGCGTGTTCGAGTTGTTCGACGTCTCGCTCACCGAAGGCGCGGTCGCGCCGCCGTTCAAGGTGCCGGATTACGCCAGCGAGCTGGCGGCGTGCAAGCGGTATTACACAAAAGATACCACCATTATTCAGGTCCCGGCGAGTGGCGTCATGATCTCGTTGTACAACTTGAAAACAGAGATGCGAGCATCGCCTACTGTAGTGTTCAGTAATGTCACGTATACCCTTGCTTCCAGCCTAAATCTTAATTTCGGAGGGGTGCAAACACTTGGTTTACAACTAACGGCGTCATCCGCCAGCGGTTATGCGTCATTTACACTTGCAGCAAACGCGAGGCTCTGATGGCAGACTATCAACTCACCGCAAACGACAGCGTGATCCGCACTGAGGACGGCGCGTGCATCCCCGCCGATCCCGCTAATCGTGATTACGCGGAGTATCTTCAGTGGGTCGAGGACGGCGGCGTACCCGATCCTTACGTGCCGCCTGAAGAAGTCCCGCAGCAGCCGACGCAAGAGCAAGAACTCTTGTTCGAGCACGAGAACCGCATCCTCGCGCTGGAAGGCCAGCCGCCGCTGTCACAGGAAGACTTCATCACGTCGCTGACGAAAGGCCGCTGACATGGCCGCGCTCGACTTCCCGGCATCGCCTGCGGTCAACGACAGGTACCCGCTGCCTGCGGTGGCGGGACAGCCGCAGTATAAATGGGACGGCGAGAAGTGGACCACCGCGTCGCTCGACACCACCGTCGCGCCGCCGGCCACCGCGCTGCCGTTGATGGACGCCGCCACCGCCGTCGTCGGCGTTGCGACGAAGTACGCGCGCGAGGATCATGTTCATCCGAAAATTTACGCCGCACCGTTCGATGCGCTCGCGTATAACGGGATGCAGATCAACGGCTCGATGGAAGTCAGTCAGGAGCTAACGTCCAGAACAACCGACGGCTATTTCATTGATGGCTGGCGGGTGGATCATGTTGGCACTCTTGCTTTCGTAGCTGCGACATGGCCTGCGGACTCGACCACACCGGCAGGGTTTACGAAGTTCTTCGCGTTGAGCGTCACCACTGCGCAAGTGTCGATGGCAGCGGGGGAGTACGCTTGGATCTCTCATCCAATCGAAGGCTATCGTGTAGCGCGATTGGGGTGGGGCAAGGCCGGGGCGCAACCGATCACTATCGGGTTCTGGTCGATCCATCACAGGACAGGAGTTTATAGCGTTGCGGCGAAAAGCGGCAGCACTCGCTCTTATATCGCCACCTATACGCAAAATGTTGCCGACGTAGCTGAATATAAAACCATCACCATTCCCGGCGACACGACCGGGACATGGCCAAAAGACAACACGACGGGATTGAGTCTGGTTTTTTCAGTTGCCTGCGGCAGCACGTATACGGCTCCAGCCGCGAACGCTTGGCAAGCGGGTCACTATTTCGCTGCCCCCGGCCAGATCAACGGTGTTGCCGCGACATCCGACATCTTCCGTATCACCGGCGTCGTCGTCCTCCCCGGCATCGAGGCTCCGTCCGCCGCGCAGTCGTCACTGATCATGCGGCCCTACGATCAGGAGCTGCTGACGTGTCAACGGTATTTTTACAATGGCGTGCCGCCTTTGCGGGGGATCGCGCTGTCTACTGTTTCAGCAGGGAGAATGGCGGCTCGACATCCGGTTACGATGCGCGCCTCCCCGACGCCGACGCTGACAAGTCCGCTTCCAATATTAACGGGTGTCGGTTCTATTTCGACTATCACCGCTCTGAGCAACTATTACGGATCAACGACTACGCTTGAACTCGATTGCACATCGACCGCGCTGGTGACCGGCCCGGCCGTTGTCTATATGGGCGCGGGCGGCAACGTCAACGTGGACGCGAGGCTGTAGATGAGCAAGTTCGCCGCCTTCAAGCGCCAGCCAGTCCCCGCGCAGGCCGCGCAGCGGATGCAGGCGATCACGCTGGCCGCGCCGACGCGCGGGCTGGTCATGAACGAGAACGAGGCCTTCATGCAGCCGGGTGGCTGCGTCGTGCTCGACAACTGGTCGCCGACCATGCGCGGCCTCAAGCTGCGGGCCGGCTGCATCAAGTGGTGCACGTTGCCGAACCCGACGCCCGTGGTCTCGGCGTTCGAATATGCCTCAGGCAACAACCACGAAATGTTCGCGGCGCAGGACACTGCGCTTTACAATGTCTCGTCGAGTGCGCCCGAACTGGTCACCGACATCCAGACCAATGGCAACTACTCCGCCAGCCAGTTGGCGAACGCGGCCGGCGACTACCTGATTGCCGTCAATGACGGTGGTGACTACCCGATGCGCTACGACGGCATCGCGTGGACCCGACTGGATACCGACCAGATTCACGGCCCGCCCGACACCACGGTCGAGCACGGCAAGAACCTGATTCATGTCTGCAAGTACCGCAACCGCTGGTTCTTCATCGAAGGCGGCAGCATGAATGCATGGTACCTGCCGCTCAACGCCATCCAAGGCGCGCTGCTGATGATTCCGCTGTCCGGCGCGGCGACCAAGGGCGGCAAGCTGATGTTCGCCGCAACTTGGTCGGTCGATGCCGGCGACGGAATCGACGACAAGCTGGTGTTCGTTACAACTTTAGGCGAGCTGCTGATTTTTACCGGCTCCGACCCCGGCAACGCCGCGGCGTGGCGTCAGGAAGGCCGCTACCAGATCGGCGCGCCGATGGGCAAGAACGCCCACACCACGATCGGTGGCGATCTCCTGATTGCGACCACGGACGGCATCACGCCGGTCTCCGCCGCCATCACCAAGACCGCCGAGCAGCTCGACCTCGCCGCCATCACCCTGCCGATCAAGAACATGTGGCGCGACGAGGTCGCCGACAAGAATGACCTGCCGTGGACACTGCGGGTGTGGGAGGAATACGGCGCGATGTTCGTGACGTGGCCGGGTGGCAGGCCGGGGCGGCAGTACTGCGCCATGGTCAACACCGCCACCAGCGCATGGGCGCGGTTCACCGGCTGGGACGCGCTGTGCTGGATCAAGATGCGCAAGGACATGTTCTTCGGCACCCAGCTCGGCGTCATCATGCAGGCCGACCGCGGCGGCACCGACGACGGCAAGCCCTATACCGCGAGTATGGTCGGCTCGTGGTCGCGGATGACCGGAGGCCCCGAGACGATTACTTGGCGGCAGGCGCGGGCCTCCTTCGCCTCCAACTTCGCGGGGAGCTTCCAGCCGCAACTGGCGGCCTGCACCGACTACATCGTCCGCCTGCCGACACCGCCACCCCCCGCGGAGGCGCAACCCTTGGCCGACGTCTGGGACCAAGGGCTGTGGGACGACGCGCTGTGGGACGCCGACGCGCCGGCGTCGCGCCCCGACATCCGCAACACCGGCTGGGTCTCGATCGGCGAGACCGGCTACGCCCACGCGCCCGTCGTGCAGGTCAGCGTGGCGCAGGCGGTTCGACCGAACGTGGAATTGATCAGCTACTCGGTGGTGTACGAGCGCTGCGGCGTCAACGTCTAGGAGACCAGCATGGCAGACGCACCCGTACCGATCGAGGCCTCGGCAACCCCTATCGAGGCCGCCGCCCCGCCCAAGACAATGGGCGAGTTGTTCGCGGACTATAACGCGCAAGGCGCGCTCAACGGCCTGTTCGCGCCGGCCTACGTCAAGGGCTACGCCCCCGCCGAGCAGGCGGTGGCGGACTGGAACGCGCTCAACCACGGCATGAACGCGCAAAGGCTCGAGCAGACCCGGATGCCGGGGGAGTGGATCAACCCGGACGAACTGCAGGCCGCGGGGCCGAGCTTCGGCAAGGGCACGAAGATGTCGCCGCAAGGCTACGACCAGTACGGCTCGGGGCGAATCCCGAACCGGATGTCGTTGCTCGACAAGGGCGGCATCGTCGACCCGGAGGCGCTGCGGGTGATGGCGCAGGGCGGCCAGTACGACATGGAGGGCAGGCGCGCGGCGATCGCGCAACGGCTTGCCGCCAATGCCGGCCAACAGAGCGCCTACGACGCCAACAAGGCCAAGGCCGTTAATCCATATAACCCGTGGGCCGGATTCCCACCCGATCTGGGATTCGATTTGTGATGCTGGATTACGTTTACGGACATGACGCGATCGTTGCCGACTTCGTCGCGCAACTGATCCCGCGCTGCCGTGAGCGAGGCTTCCCGTCGACGGCGAAGGCGATCGGCATCATCGAGGACGGCGCGCTGATCGCGGGCGTCGTCTATCATAATTACGAGCCGGAAGCGCAGGTCATCGAGATCTCAGGGGCGGCGCTCCCCGGCAAGTACTGGGTGACGCCGGAAACGCTGAAGCGATCGTACAGCTATCCGTTTATCGATTGCGGCTGCCAGATGGTGGTGCAGCGTAATTCAGCGAACGACGAGCGTTTGCTCGGCAACCTCGCCGACCTGAACTATTACTTCATTCCGATTCCGAGGATGCTGGGGCGCGACCATGACGGCGTGTTGTGCTGCCTGACCTATGAGAACTGGATCAGCAACCGCTTCAACCAGCGCCTCAAGCGTCAACAAGAAAAACAACAACAGAAAGAGGCCGCGTAATGCCCATGCCATATGGCGCAGACCCAACCGCGGGCAATCCGGGACGCGACCGCATCACGCAGGCGCTCCTCAACATCCAGAATCCGCCGCCGCAAATCGAGATGCCGCAGCCGCCGCCGATGCCGCCGCAAGGGATGCAGGGGCAACAAGGCATGCCGCCTCCCGGTCCTACTCCATCAATGGCCGCCGCCGGCGCAATGCCGCTGCCACAGCCGATGCCCCCCGGCGCGCAGATGGGCGGCATGATGGGTGGCGCAGGAGGCATACCGCTTCAGGGCATGCCGCCGCCGCAAGGCGGGCAGCTCCCGCCGCAAGTGCAACAGCAGCTCCAGCAGCCGCAGCAAATACCGCCGACCGGGTACTAGGCCATGTCCAAACCATCCGCCCCCGCGCCACCGAACCCGGTCGACACCGCGCGCGCCTCGACCTCGACCAATGTCGGCACCGCGATCACCAATGCGTTCCTGAATAACACCAACCAGTACACGCCTGACGGATCGCTGCGCTACGACGTCACCGGCTCGCACCAGTGGAACGATCCCTACACCGGGATGACGGTCGACATCCCGACCTTCTCGGCGACGCAGCAATTGTCGCCGCAGCAGCAGGCGATCAAGGATCAGGGCGACGCCGCCAAGTTCAATCTCGCCGGCATGGCGAACGTGCAGTCGGATCGGCTGTCGCGGCACCTTGGGCAGGATCTTGATCTCTCCGGCGCGCCGGAAATGGGCGACGCCAACGCCATCGCCAAGATGCAGGGCGCGGCGACGGAGTTCGGCCCGTCGTGGGACATCACCAAGACTTACGGCGAGGATGATTTCGGGGCCAGCCGCGACAAGTACGAAAACGCGCTGATGCAGCGCATGAACCCGCAGCTCGCGCGCGAGCGCGGCAACGTCGAGCAACGGCTGGCCGATCAAGGCATCCGCTACGGCAGTCAGGCCTACTCGTCAGCGATGGACGACTACAACCGGCAGGCCAACGACGCCCGGTTCGCGGCCGTGGGCGCTGCCGGCGACGAGCAGGCGCGCATGATGCAGATGGCGCAGCAACGCGCCGCGTTCGAGAATCAGGCGCAGTCCCAAGGCTTCCAGCAGCAGGCAACCCGCGGCGAGTTTCTCAATGCCGGTCTGGCGCAGCAACTGGCGCAGAAGCAGGCCGCCTTCAACGCGCAGAATATGTCGCGCGGCCAGTGGATGAACGAGAAGTTCGCGGCGCGGAACCAGCCGATCAACGAGATCTCGGCGCTATTGTCTGGTTCGCAAATCTCCAACCCGAATTTCGTCAATACCCCGAATAATCAAGTCCCGACCACTGACGTCGCAGGCCTGATCAACAGCCGTTTTAATCAGGACATGGACGTCTACAAGCAGGAATCCCAGAACTACAACCAGTTGATGGGCGGGATTCTCGGCATGGCCGGCGGCATGATGAAGATGGGGATGTCGGATCGCCGCGAGAAGGAAGACATCGTCCGCGTCGGGACGGTGTTCGCCACCGACGTCGATGAGAACGAGCCGGCGAAGCTCAAGAACGCCGATGGCGACAGCAGTCGTAAAGAACTGCCGATCTACGAATATGCGTTCAAGCGCGACCCGGACAAGACCCGGCATGTCGGCCCGATGGCGCAGGACGTCGAGAAGATCGACAAGGGCGCGGTCAAGACCAAGGGCGGCATCAAGTACGTCGACCATGAACGGGTCATGGGCAACATTCTGAGGGTGGCGTGATGGCAAGGACAGACGACGCGCCGGGGATGTTCTCGTTTTTCGGCAACGATCCCGGCGGCTACGGCACCATGGAGATGCGCCGCCGCATCGCCCTGCAGATGATGATGGGCGGCGGCAAGAAGGGCTACCCGAAGACCCTTGGCGAGGGGCTGGCCTCGATCGGCGACTCGCTCGGCGAGATCGGCATGATGCGGGCATTGCTGGCGGCGCAAGCCAAACAGGACGCCAGCAGCAAGGCTACCGCCGAGAAAATCTACGGCCCCGGCAGCACCACGGCCCCGACGACAGAATCAGCACCGGTGACGACGCCGCCTGTCCAAACGTCTTCAGTAGACCCGGCAGCAACAGAATCAGCTCCGGTGGAGACGCCACCGGTCGATACGGCCGCTATCCCGGCGGCTCCGTCAGTGGGGCCGGATACTGCGCACTTCACGCCGCAAAACGAGCCGCTAATCGCCGCACCGCCGACCGAGGCCGCCGAGATCGGCTCGGACGCTGGCAGCCGCCTTCCCGCGACGTTTGCCGAGCGTTTCGATGCCGTGAATCCGCAACCGCCAAAACAAGCGGCCGTCGTTCCGCTGGTCACGGCCAAGGAGCAGCCGGCAGCGGTGCTGGCTCCCAAACCAATGATCGGCGAGCTGGAGGGCGGCGTGGAGACCGGGCCGGATAATGCGCCGGCATTTGCAAAAACCTCGCGCATCCCTGTTACGCCGGACGTCGCCTCGACGACAAGCCCGCGCGCCGACGCCTCCGTCAGCCAGAAGGTCGTGGATTCTGAACCGGGTGCCGGATCAGCCCCGATCGACGACCGGCTGATGCATGCCGTGAAGATGATTGAAAGCGGCGGCAAGCCTCACGCGCATACCGGCAGCTACAAGGGGCTTTATCAACTCAGTGATTCCGAGTTCTCCAGATACGGCGGTCAGGGGGACATCTACGATCCCGCCGAGAATACCCGCGTGGCGAAGCTCAAGCTCGCGGACGAGCGCGACGAACTTTCTCGCAAACTGGGGCGGCCGGTTACACCGGAAGAAGTCTACCTCGCGCACCAGCAGGGCGTTGGCGGCGCGACGGCGCATCTCACCCACCCTGACCAGCCGGCGTGGCAGTCGATGGCCTCGACCGGAGAAGGACGCCAGAAGGGCGAGCGTTGGGCTAGGCAAGCGATCTGGATCAACGTGCCGGACGACATGAAGTCCAGATTCGGCTCGGTCGACAACATCACCAGCCAGCAATTCGCTGATTTGTGGCGAGAAAAGTACAATCGCTATGCCGGGGACGGCACACAAACCGCATCAGCATCGCCGCGTGATTCCGTCGCCGCCAAGATGGTGGCGAACAACGTGCAACCTCCGCAACCTGACGCGCAGGACGCGGTGTTGTCCGATGTCCTCGCCGCTCGTGAGGCCAAGGACGCCGTCTACCCGCAGACCGCGTCGCTCGGCCGCGAGGGCGATGTCCAGTCCGACGCGCCGCCAGTCGGCGGCATGGTCGGTCCAGCGACCGGCAACGCCATTGCCGCCACCGCGGCGGCGCGCCGTAACGGCATCGCCTCGAAGCTGATGCAGCAACCGCCCGTTGCTCCCGCGCCACAGGGGGCAGCCACGGGCCTCGATCCGACCCAGACAGATCCGCGGCTGGCGGAGGCGAACCTGCTGTCGCCGGTGGCGACGGACGTGCCGAAATCGGTGCCGACCCAGCATTTCCGCACCGCCAACGACGCCATTACGTCAGCGCCGCCGGGACCGCCACAAGTCATCACGCCACAAGCCGCGCCGACGCAGGCACCGCCCCAGCCCGAGCAATTGCCGCCGGAATTGAGGCAAGGCCCGCCGCCGCCGATTCCGGCACCCGAACCAATGTCACCGCGTGAGGTCGGCGCACGGCGCGCGCTGGCGGGAGAGGGGAGCCAAGACCCGGTCGTTCGTGGGGCGGCGGATCTGGTGATCAAGGAGGAGACCGACCGGCGCAACCGGATCGATGGCATGCGTGGCGCGCAGTATCAGGAAGACAGGAAGCACTACGACGAGATCGCCAAGGAGGCTCTCAAGTGGCAACTCGGCGCAGAGGAGCGCAATCAGAAGCGGGCCGAGAACCCGCTTAAACTGGAAGAATTGCGGCAGAAGATCAATGAGGGCACCGTCAAGGTTCTTGATGGCCGCCTGATCGAGCGCGGTAAGGACGGTGTGTGGAAAGACGTCACACCGCCCACACCGGGCACTACCGAAGGTGGCCCGCCATCCCCGAAGATGACGGCCGAGCAGTCCAAGGCCCTGAAGTTTCACGGCTGGACGTCACTGGCCGAGGAGCAGTTGCGTGGCAAGGACAAGCTCCTCGCCGAGGGGTTGCAGCAGGAGCTGCTCGGCAAGGTGCCGTTCGTCGGCAACAGGCTGCAGCAAGCCGAGTACCGCCGGGTCAGGGGCGCGGCGGAGCGGTTTGTCCAAGGCTTCTTGCGCGACGTTTCCGGTGCCGTCATCGGCCCTGAGGAGATGGTCAAGCACCAGAAGAGCTTCCTGCCCGCCTATGGCGACGACGAAGGCACCATCCACGACAAGAAAATCGCCCGCGACCAGATCATTGGCGGCCTTTATGCCGAGGCGGGGCCGGGTCGCGCCATCGCGGATTGGCAAAAGCAGGACCGCGACAAGAAAGCACTGGCCGAACACGCCAGACTCGACAAGGAGATGGACACGCCCAACACGCCCAAGATCGTCGGCAAGATCTACAAGGACACCGAGACCGGCAAGCGGCGGGCTTGGACTGGCGACCACTGGGAGGAGTTCTAGATGGCGTGGGTCGAGGACAAGGACGAGGTCGCGCAGCCGGCACCGACCGGCGACAAGTGGCAGGAAGAGCAGCCGACGACATGGTCGGACACCATCAATGACTTTGGCCGTGCCACCTCGAACGCCGTCACTTTCGGCATGGCCAACCGTGCCAAAGCGGCCATTGATTACGGTTTGGGGCGGACAGACGCCAAGAGCATCAGCGAGGCTATCGACGAGCAAGCTAAAAAGTCTGACATCGCGCGCGAGCGTAGTCCTGTCGCTTCTACTGTTGGCGACGTCTATGGCTCGTTGGCGATTCCCGGACTCGGGGCCGAGACGCTGGCGGCCAGACTCGGTAGTCGGGCGCTGGGGCGCGCAATCGGTTACGGCGTCACCGGGGCGGCGCAGGGTGCGGTGCAGGGTGCCGGCAATACCTACAGCGGCAATCCGATGGACTACGTCCAGAACGCGGGCGTCGGCGCTGGTCTTGGCGCTGTGCTTGGTGGCGTTGGCGGCGCGGCGTTCGGGCGTGGGCCGGCAAGGTCGGCGGCGCGAGCGCCTGCCGCGGCCGACCTCGATGCGGCGGCGGATATCTCCTACGACGCACTGCGCCGGTCCCCGGCGCAATACACGCCCGAATCTTTTTCCGGTCGCGCCTACGACATCGAGAATCAGTTGCGGATGGGGCGCAACGCCCACGAGGGCACCAGCCCGCAATCCTTCCGCACGGTCGGGCAGATGCACGAACCGCCAACGGCGACCGCCGTCAACCGGCCATACATCACGCCGGCCGATGCCGACTATGTCCGCAGGGGCGTCACGGGCGACCAGTATGCAGGCATGACGCCGACCGACCAAGGTAGCGCCAGCGTTGTCAGGCGCGGCATCGACGACTTCATCACCAACCCGCCACCGGGTGCCGTCGTCCCCGGCACGGAACACTTCGCAAGAGAGGCGGCCGAGACCGGTACGCGCGCCAGAGACCTGTATGCCGGGGCCAGACGCACCGAGAAGATGGAAGACCTGATTCATAATGCGGAGAACTCGACAGGCGCGACCTATTCCGGCTTGAACGCGCAAAACCAGCTACGAAGGGACGTTCGCACCTTCATCAAGCAGAAGGGCGGCGAGAGTCCGGCATCGAAAGAAGGTTACAACGCAGATGAAATCGCGGCCCTGAGACAATTCACGCGCGGCACGTGGCCAACCAACACGCTGCGCTATGTCAGCAACGCCATGGGCGGCGGTGGGGGGTCGGTCGGAATCGCCGCCGGAGGTATTGTCGGCAGCGGGACCGGAGCGGCAGTCGGCAAATACTTAAGCGACGATCCTTCTACGGGGGCTGCCTTCGGCGCGGCCACGCCCGTCGTCGGTCTCGGTTTGCGCATGCTCGGTAACCGCAGGGCAGGCAACGAAATTAACGCGCTTCGCGACCTGATTGCGCAACGCAATCCGCTCTACCAACACCTTGTCGCCACGTCGCCCATGGTCCCCGGTGCTGGGTCTCATATCGCCGCCAAAGGGCTTCGGGACTCGATTGCCAATGCGCTGATCCAGCAAAGAGACAAGAAGGAGCGGCGCTAATGCCTCGCGACGGAAGCAGCATCTACTCCTACCCGGTGGGATCAGAGGGCATACCCGACCAGACCATCGAATCCGGCAAGTACAACAACTACATTGCTGACGTCGAGCAGGATCTGAATTATCCGCGCCCGATCGTGGTCGGCGGCACTGGCGCGAGCAACGCCGAGCAGGCGATGATCAACCTGAAGGGCGAGATCGCCAAGCAGGTCGTCACCAACTACGATTCCCACCTTTTCCAGAGCGGATCGTTCTATTCCGCGACCACGGCCACCGGCGCACCGGTGGCGTCGCATGCCTTTTCCGGCATCTGCTACAAGGTCGACGACAACAACCTTGTGCTGGAGGCGCGCGACGGCAGCGACACGTTTGTGCCGGGTCGACCCTACATTCGCGAGAAGAAGGCGGGAATCTGGTCGGCTTGGGTGACCGACAACTACGTCACCAAGTTCGGCCCCACCACCATGGAGGGGCCGCTCACCATCGACCCGGTCACGGGCGACGCCATCATCAATCTGGTCTCGGATACCGGCACCGGGAATTACATTTACGGCTTCAAGAACGCCACGGCGCGCTGGGCCGTGGTGCTCGGCAACAAGACCGCCGAGAGCACCGGCAATGTCGGGTCCGATTTCGAGATCTACTCCTACGCCGACGCCGGGACGCTGCTCGATACCGCGCTGAAGTTTACCCGCTCGACCGGGCTGGGCGTGGTCAAGGGGCCGCCGACAGATGTTCTCGGCATCGCCACCAAGGGCTTCGTCGATACCGCGATCGCCAATGAGGTGACGCGCGCCAATGGCGCGTATCAGCCCAAAGACCCGCAGATGTTCGCGGGCATCCCGCAAGTCTACTCGGCTGCGAACTACACCACGGTCGCCACCGACGCGCAAAAAATGATCACGTGCTGGGGTGGCGGCGCGATTGCCGTCAACATCAACGGCGGCCTCTACCCGGTCGGCACCTGCATCAGCTTTCACGCCTATTCTGGCTATATCTCACTTTCCAATACCGAGGCCATGACGTGGCTGTCGCCAAGCGGCGGCACGTCAGGTACCCGCACCATCGCCCAGTACGGCGTCGCGACGGCAGTGAAGTGGGTCGGCGGCAACTGGGTCATCAGCGGCAACGGAATCACCTGATGGCGGGCGCATCCTTTCAGGCCCTGCTGATGGTTGGCGGCAAGACCCGCCCCCTCGCCATCGACTGGACCGTGGTCGCGGGCGGTGGCGGTGGCGGCAACGGGGGCTGGACCGGCGGCAGCCAGTACTATCCGGGAGGCGGCGGCGGCGCGGGCGCGTTCCGCACCGGGTCGACCGGCAGTCCGGCCAAGACCTATTCGGTCGAGATCGGCGGCGGGGGCGGCGCGCAAAGCAATGGTGGCAACACCTACATCCACGGTCTCGTCGGCGTCGTCGGTGGCGGCGCAGGCGGCAACGGCTACGGCGGTGCCGGCGTCGCTGGCGGCTCGGGCGGTGGCTGCGGCATGACCGTGTCGGGCGATCTGGCGGGAGGGACGTGCGTCCCCGGCGAGGGCAATAACGGCGCGGGTGCCGGCTACGGCGGCGGCCTTGGCGGCGGTGGCGGCCGTGGCAGCGGCGGCGAGGCGGGTACGCCTTTCGGCCCGCCATACTACGGCGGCCATGGCGGCTACGGCTGGACCGATCCGCTCGCCGGCATCGTGTGCTGCGGCGGCGGCGCCGGTGGCGGTGACGCCTTCTGGGGCATCAATCCCGGCAGTGGCAGGGACGGTGGCGGCAATGGCGGTTACGGCGGCAACGGCGGCAACGGCGGCAATAACGGTTGCGGGGGCGGCGGCGGCGCGGGCGGCAACAACCAGCAGTTCTATGGCGGCAACGGCTCGATCGGAATCGCCATCATCCGCTACGTCTCGCCGATACGGAGGGCGACCGGCGGCAACGCCTTCCCGTCAGGGGCGTACTGGTATCATATTTTCTATGGCAACGGCACGTTCGACTTCGACGTCTGAGTCGTGGTAAAATACGTCTCGTCTCGCGACGCTGCCGTCAATCCCCTTTGCGCGGTGGTGTTTTGAGCGGTCACTTAAAGACGCCACAGGCATTTCCGCGACCCTGTGGCGTCTTTTTGTTGCCTATTTACCTTGCCCGCGGTGTCGGTAAGCCTGTCCCTCGCGATAGGCCTCGACCTTGCGGGGGTCGACCTTTTTGTCGTCGGGCATGCCGTAGGTCTCTTCAGTCGCCCTGTCGTCTTTTTTCATGGCTGCGTCACCTTGGTTCGGAATGCTTCCGCAGTGGTGCGGAGATCCTTCGACACCGAGCTGGTTTCCTCGATCTGGGCGTAGACCAAGTTGCCTTTGTCGCGAATCGTGTGCGCGACCTCCCCGAGCAGTTTCATGTCGCGGTCGCACTCCCGCAGCGCGTTCTCCAGCTTCTTGATGCGGTCCTGCACCGCCAGCCCCATGTCCTCGACCGCCTTGGCGGCGGCCTCGTACTGCGACTGCACCGCCTCCGCCGAGAGCCTCCCGATGTCGTTTGATTGAGTTGCGGGTTCGACTGTCGGCGGGTCTTCGTCGATGATGGTGCGGGGGTTGTCCCGGATCTCCTGTTGCAGGCTTTTGACGTCCTCAGTGGCGACGTTGGCCAGCTTCTGGAGGCTGCTGAAGTCCTTGTCGGTAAATTCCTTATTCATCACGTTTCCCTTTGCTGGTTGGATAAAAGCGACCGCCGCCCCACGGGTTGGGGGGTGGAGCGACGGCCTACCGTCCGATCTGGGCCGTGAGGGTAGAATCAGACGGGTCTCTCGTTACTTCTTTTCTTCCGGTTTCGTTCGTTCCGGCACCGGGGGAGCCTTCTTCGCCATCTCCTCCAGCTCGACGCCACTCGGCTTGTTGATCACCGCGCCGGGGACCAACTTGCCGTCGACGATGGTGGCGTGGCGCACGTTCTCCCACTTGGTGATTGTGATGCTGCCGCCGTACTCGCCCAGCAGGAACGGCTCGTAGCCAAACGGGCCGACGAAGAACACGTCCTTCATCGATAGATCAATATGGGCACCGGTGTCGGAGTGAACGCGCAGGCCGAACGGGCCGCCGTTAAAAATTACGTTCTCGCAGGAGATGGTGCCGCCCCAGAAGTCCGCCGAAAAATAACCGGCAGTGGCGGCGGTGTTGAAGGCCCGGACGTGGGTGTTCTTCAGCGTCACCGAACCCTGCGCGTGAGGGGCGTAGGCTTGCAGCGTGTCGGCGTGATCGTTGCTGGTGCCCTTGGCCTCGAGGTAGCTGTCCTCGATGGTCAGGTTACCGCCGGTGATGCGGACGCACTCGCGCGACTGCACCCGGCACGTCGTAATGCGGTTGGTGCCGTTGCAGGTGATCGACGGGTTGCCGCTCTGCTCCTTGATCGAGGTCTTGTTGAGGTTCTGGCCGTTGTTGAGCGTCAGCGCCGAGGTCTTCTCGGTCATGCCGGTAAAGATCGGATCGTTGAAGCTCATTGGAATCGTGCCGGTCGGCTCAGGCTCGGGCCCCGGCTCGGGAGTACCGCCGCCTTCGCCGCCCTCCTCGACGGCAGCTAATCTCTTGTCGAGTTCGACCAGCGCATTGACGATACCCTGCGCCAGCTCGTCGACGGCCGTCGCTCCTTCCGTCAGGCTCGAGGCCAGCTCGTCGGCGGCGTCGGTAATTGGCGTGGTGTTGACAGTCATTTAAGGGTCTCCCTGTTGATGCAATGTTTTAGTGTAGCGGTTTATCCCTTGGCGGTGGCACGGCCGTTTCCATGGCCTTCGTTATGGTAAAAAAATCCGTGACGTATTCCGCCATCATGCTGGCGACGCCGTCGCTGTCGCCATAGAGTATCCACAGTTTGGCGTGGGCCAGCATCAGGGCCGCGCAGGCCGCCTCCGGGGATTCCGCATTGTCCTTGAGTACTTTAATGATGGCGTCCGCCAGCCGGACATTGTCCTTGCTGACCTTGTAGCCGATGCTTCCGCCGTCATCTTCGCTCATGGTTCTCAGCCCTTAATTTTTCAAGGATGCGGTCGAGCGCGGCCTCAAGCTCGTCTTCCGGCATCAGGTCTCGTAAATCACGCCAGATGGCCAGCACCAGATCAGCGTATTGCTGGGAAGTTAGACCATTCATCGCCTGCACCGCCATGACCGGCCTCCGTTACTAACAATTTTTCTGAGATGATGACGCTCGCACACGTTACTTGGACGTTCCTCGCGCCGCTCTCGCTCTTCGACATGGCGACGGTGGCGCTTTATCTCTGGTTCGCCTGCTTGGTCTTGTCTTTCCGGCCTGACGACTGGTGGTGAAGGTTTCTCGAGCGGAATCACCCGAATTTCTGCCACGGTCGGCATCTTGTCCCAGCGTTCGTCGAACAGCGACAGCCGGTCGGTTTTCGGCGTGACCGATACCGGCTCCGCCGGCATCACCACCCGCTTGGGGTGTTGTTCGTTCGGGCTGGAGGGGCGGGTGTACCCTGCCAGCGAGACGAGGCCGAACGAGACGACACCGAGCGTCGTCAGGCTGCGCAGCAGGATACTCATTACGCTTTCAGCTTTCTGGATTCCGCAATTCGAATACCCTCACGCACACTGTGCCGCCAGTCCTTCGGGTAGTTATCCTCAAGGTCGTGGACGACGCCTTCGGCGTCCCTGACGCCGAGCAATTGCAGCGCCGTCCGTATCTTGATGCGCCAGCCGTTGCGAAGGGCGTCTTCCCTCGGCTTCGGGTTGCCTTCCCACCAGACCCGCCTCGACTTGTCCCAGTAGGCGACCTGATAGAGGCCGTCCCCCATCACCGAGACATGCACCCAGCGCGAGGCGATCCGCACCGCCTCCTTGACCGACATGTTCATGGTCGTTTTCCCTTTGCTTCGATTCAATTGCGATCAGGCGTTGGCCTCTTCCGGCATCGGAATCGACCACTCGCCTTTTTTGACGACGGGCCGCGGCCGCTGCGGGACACCGAGGCGGACGATGCGGGGCTTGTTGTTATTGGGGCGTTTCTTGACCGGAGATCCGGCCTTGATCTCTTCGCGCCGGCGCTTGCCGAGGCGTTCACGCGCGGCCATGGTGCGGCCCGCCGTAGGAGCCGACAGCGTCAGCCACTGGGTCGGCGGCGAGCCTTTCTGGTCGAACAGGTCGCGAACCCGGCAGGCCTTGGCCTTCATGATGTAGTGCTTGGCGTAAGGCGGGTTGCCGCCCTTGCCACGAAATACAATGTAGGCGTCCTTGCCGCCGCCGACGAAGGCGTGAAGCACATCCCTGTTATGCTCGATGCCGCGCGCGATGATGCACGACGACGGGTGGCCGAGCACGGACTTGCGGCGGTCGGTCTTGTAGGCTTGGAAGCTGTAATCCTCAGTGGCTTCTTCGCACGGCCACCGCTCCCCGGTTTCCGGGTTGGTATAGAATCTCTGCATCATGTCACGACTCCATTTGACTACAGAAGCCGCCAGCCTATTTCATGCTTGCCTTCTATTCAAGCGGCTTGTACAGATAAGTTGACAGGATCAAACCCCATCAGTCCTTTTTATAATGGAGCGTCCCGTGAAGACCCTGAAGTCCGTATCTGATGTGATTGACCGGCTCGGCGGCAACGTCGAAGTTGCCGACCTGACCTCGCGCTCGAGCAACGCCGTCAGCAACTGGCGCGCGTTCGGTAAATTCCCGGCCAATACGTACGTTTTGATCCGGGACGCATTATTGCGGCTGAATTACACCGCCCCGGAATCGCTGTGGGCGATGCAGCAGCCGAACCCTGATAGGATCAGGCGCAAGCGGAGTGTTGCCGCCTGATTCAGGCCGCCGCTATCCAAAAAGATGGCCGGAAAGGCCACGGGGGTAGTCATGACCAGCGCTTTTCAGGGTCTCCTTGTCGCCAGCAGTTTGGTCGTGTTTCACGCCCCGGACGGCCACGAGGTTTACGTCAACCCGGCCGAGATCACGATCCTGCACCAGAAGCTCAATACCAACAGGCAGGGCAACTTCGTCGAGAGCGCGTCCTGCATGATCAATACCAGCGACGGCAAGTTCGTCACTGTAATCGAAGACTGTATCAAGGTGCTCGACAGCATCAGGGGGGCGCAATGACAAAACTGGTCCTGTTCATACTTGCAGCCATCGCACTGGGCGGCTGCATGATCACCGACCGCGAGGCCACCTACTACACCCGGGCCGAGATCGACGCCATGGCGGCGCGTATCGAGTGCAGGACAATGGCGAGGACGATCGTGCAGATCTACCGCTGCGAGAACCGATGACCTGCATCCTTGGCATCGATCCCGGCAAGAGCGGCGCGTTCGCGATCATCTGCCTCGACACTCAGGACCGTGTCATTGTCGAGGACATGCCGCTCGTCGGCGGCGAGATCAATGCTCATGATTTCGCGGCCACCCTGCAAGAATACAAACCGGGCCTCGCCATGATCGAGAGCGTGGCCTCGATGCCGAAGCAGGGCGTCCGCTCGACGTTCAATTTTGGCGTCAGTTACGGCATGGTGCGCGGCGTCATTGCGGCGCTCAACATTCCACTGGCATTCGTCAGCCCCGCCAAGTGGAAGAGGGCCTACGGCCTGTCAGCCGACAAGGAGGAGAGCCGCAAGCGCGCCATCCACGCCTTCCCGTGGAACGCCGAACTGTTCAAACGCAAGAAGGACCATGGCAGGGCCGAGGCGGCGCTGATCGCGCTGTATTGCCTGCACAGGAAGGTCGAGCGGGAATCACACTACGCAAGCATGAAAGCCGAAGCATGATCCAGACCTATCCCCGGCATTCGCCCTCGAGCCTGAACATGTTCGCGATGAGTCCCGCGCTTTTTGTCTTGGAGCGCGTCCTCAACCTCAAGCAGGTGGTGGGCGCACCGGCCCACCGCGGCACCGGCGTCGAGGCCGGCGTCGCAGTCGGCCTCAAAGATCCAAAGGCGTCCGACGAGGAGTGCATCGACGCCGCCTACATCGCCTACGACACCGCGTCGGCGCTGTCGCCCGACAGTCGCAAGGAAGCGTACCGCGAATCGATTCCCGGCATGGTTCGCCAAGCGCTCGAGGAGTTGCGGCCCTACGGGATTCCGACTGCGACGCAGGGCCTGATCGAGCAGACGATCGACGGCCTGAGCCTGCCGATCGTCGGCTACTTCGACTTCATGTGGGAAAAGGACGGCCTGATTATCGATCTCAAGACCAGCGGAACGATGCCGTCCGCGATCAAGGCCGCACACGCGCGACAGGTGGCGTTCTACACCACGGACAATCAGGTCGGTTTGCTGACATACGTCACGCCGAAGAAGTGCTGCACCTACCAGCTCGAGCGGGCGCGCGAGCACAAGCAGGCGCTGATCAGGCTGGCGCGCAACGTCGAGCAGTTTCTCTCGCTGAGCGACGACCCGCTTTATTTTACGAGGATCACCGCGCCGGATCTGGATTCCTACCTGTGGTCCGCGCCGCACATGCGCGAGCTGGCCTATCAGTACTGGAAGATCTGATGAGTCATTACCTGCTGCCGGACGGCCACGTCCAGATCGCCTTTAGCGGCGGGCGCACGTCGGCCTTCATGTTGCACAAGATCCTTGAAGCTAACGGCAACCTGCCGGATCGGGTTGTGGTGTCGTTTCAGAACACCGGGCGGGAAATGCCGCAGACACTGGACTTCGTGCAGGAGGTCGGGGAGCGGTGGGGCGTCAATATCGTGTGGTTGGAATACCGCGCGACTGCTCCGTTCTATGAGCAAGTCAGCCACAACAGTGCATCACGCAACGGCGAGCCGTTCGAGGCTATGATTATCAAGAAAAATTACCTGCCAAACCAACAAGCACGTTTTTGCACTATTGAATTGAAAGTGCGAACTGCGAAGCGGTATTTGATGTCGCTGGGTTGGAAACACTGGACGAACTGTGTTGGTATTCGAGCCGACGAACCACATCGCTTGAACAAGCCTCCACCAAAGGATCGCTGGACAGTTTGGACACCCTTGGCCGAGGCAGACGTTGGCCGCCAGCATGTCACTGAATTCTGGAGCAGGCAGCCGTTCGATCTCCGTCTGCCGAATGTGAAAGGCAATTGCTGGCTTGGGAATTGCGACGGCTGTTTTCTCAAGTCCGAGGCCAGTGTTGCGGCCTTCACCCGGGACTACCCGGAGCGCGCGATCTGGTGGGAGCGCATGGAGGCGCTGATTTCACCGGCGACAGGGTCGGCAAACACGTTCTCGAAACGCTACGCGCGAAGCGACATGCGCCAGTACATGGAGCGTCAGGGTGATTGGGCGTTGTCGACCGAAGGCAGTCTTTGTCAAAAAGATCATGGGGAGTGTGTCTAATGTCGGATATTCCTACACTCGAGGAGCGGCTGTCGGCGTGGCTGGTGTTTCTGGAATCGGAAAAAGCCGAAACCACACCCATCAACGCCATCATACTGCCTGACGGCAGCAAGTTGATCGACGACGTGCGCTGGATGTTGCGAGTGCTGCGGGAAGAAGATGAAGCCTAAACCGCAGAACACCACCCACGCCGTGATGGCGCAGCGCAACCCGGACGACAGGGACGCGCCCGACGACTTCCCGACGCCGCCTTGGGCAGTGCGGGCGCTGCTCGAGCACGTCATCGGCAAGGACAGCGTGAAAGACCTGAGCTGTCTGGAGCCGGCCTGCGGGCGCGGCTTTATGGCGTCGGTATTGTCGGAGTATTTCCTGTGCGTCGAGGCGTTCGATATCCATGATTACGGCTCCAATGATATCGCGGACTACCTCAGTTATCCCGACGAAGACAGGTGTTACGACTGGGTGATTACCAATCCGCCGTTTCGCCTGACGGAAGAGTTCGTGTTGCGCTCTTTAGCCGTTGCCAGAATTGGCGTGGCGATGCTGACGCGCACGTCCTTCATCGAGAGCAAGGGGCGCTACAAGCGGCTGTTCAAGCCGTTTCCGCCGTCAGCCGTGGCGCAATTCACCGAGCGGGTGCCGATGGTCAAGGGCAGGCTCGACGGCAAGGCGTCGACCGCGACCAGCTACTGCTGGATCGTGTGGGACCGGCTGGCAGCGGGCGGCACGTCGCTGCAGTGGATACCGCCGTGCCGGAAATGGCTCGAGCGCCCGGAAGATTATGTGAATTTGTGATTCCGGCATCAGCCGGAAGGCGTCGGCCCCGGCCATACGGGGCCATTGTTGGAAAGTTAAAGCAATGACAAATGGAAATGGTGTCAATCTTTTCGGGTTCTCAACAGAGCCGTCCTCTGGAGGTGATTTTACACCAATAATAAAATTCGATTCCCGCGCCGGCCGGGTGTTCCGGATCGACCGGGTGCAGGACTTCAACGGCTACAACAACGAGCAGGTCGACATCACGCACAATTTCCGCGCTGTGGTGGATTTTGAAAACGTCGAGGTCGGATGGATTAATTTTCCGATGGGCGGGACGCCGTCGTTCATGCTGGTGCCGATGGGTCAGCAACTGCCGCCGCGGCCGTCAGTCGACCACAAGAACGGCCTGCGCTTCATGATGAAACTGGACACGGTGTGCGGCGGCGAGAAGAAGGTCCGCGAGATCGCGAGCAGCGCCAAGGCGTTTCTCGGCGGCGTCGAGCAGATCTATGCCGAGTACCTGCGGCAGAAGGATTCCAATCCCGGCAAGTTGCCGGTGCTGGCCCTGACCGGGACGATGCCGATCGAAACCGGCACGGGAGCCAAGAAATCCACCAACTACCGGCCGAGCTTTCGCATCGAGGGTTGGGTGACCCGGCCGGCCGACCTGATTTATGTCCCGAAGGGGATGACTGCGCCGCAGGCCGCCTCGGTTGCACAGATGACGCCACAGAACGGCAACTATCCCCCGCCGCAGCAACAGGCCCCGCAACAGCCGCCGTGGGAGGGGTTCGCATCTCAGGCTGCGCCGCAGACCGGCGGTCAAGTGGTGAGCACACCTCCTGCCCGTAATCCACAGGCTAATCTCGACAGCGATTTCGGCTAGGCGAATCCGGAGCCGCGGGTTTAGGTTCAGGCTCGTCGGGTAGCTGACATAAAAAAAGCCGGGGCGGTGCTAGCACACCGCCAACCGGCGACCCGTCGTCATGTGTGATGCACTGAAACAGGTGAACTGTGGATATAGCCGCAAATAATGGACAAGGCAATGTGGTTAGTCTGCCGGTTCCAAACGCCGAGGCGATGCGGCAACACCTCGAGCATCTGTTCGGAGGCGACCTCGACGGCCACCACAATGGCCTGATCGAACTGGCGTGGACCGACACCTTTCCCGGCAAGGACGGCAAGTACAAGCTCCGTCACGCCCTCATGTTCGGCACCGACCAGTTCGACGAGCTGATCGAGGAGGCCGTCCGCCGCAACAGTGTTGCATACTGCAACGTCTACATCGGCGCTGCGCTGCGTAAACCCGAGACCCCACCATTTGGCCGCGCCTCCGACGATGATGTTCTGGCGCTGACCTGCGCCTACGCCGACCTCGACGACGAGGGTGCCGGGGCCAACATGCCGCTGGATTGCAAGCCGACGATGCTGGTGGTCACCGGCCTCGCGCCACATGCCCGCATGCAGTGCTGGTGGCGTCTGATCGATCCGGTTACCGACCCGGAGGAACTGAAATCCCTGATCAGGGGGATAGCCGTCACGATAGGCGGCGACGAGAGCGTCGTGAACCCGTCGCGGGTGATGCGGCTGGCGGGATCGATCGCGTGGGCACAGAAACCCGGCCGGCAGGTCGAGCTGACCAGCATCATGCCGCTTCGCGACCCAAGCCAAGTCGTCTACGAGGTTCCCGAGCTGATGCGGCGGTTTCCGGTACCTGATCATAACCTGCTCATAACCGGTTATGAGCAATCAGCTCAAACCGCTCAAATCCCCCAGATCCCGGTCTCTTCCGGCCAGTTCGTGCAGGGCGAGGTGATTCGCGAGGCGACGGTCGTCGGCCTTCCCGGCAAGGTCGTCGACCACCGCGACGTGTACATGCGCGATACGGCAGCGGCGGTGCTGATCCAGCTCATTGGCGAGAGCGGGCGGGTGCCGTCGCCGCAGGAGCTGGTCAATGCCGTCTGGGTGCAATACTCGGCCCAAGCCGACCTCAACAAGGCCGGCAAGGGCATCGAGGCGGTGATCGAGAAGTGCCGCTACACGCTGCGCAGGTTCGCGCAGGGGCGAATCAGCGGCTGCCGCAACATGGCGCAGGCGCAGGCGATCTACGCCCGCAAGAAGGCCAACGGCGGAATCCGGCCGTTGGCGATGTTGCCGCCGCCATCGCCTCATCAGGGTATCGACCCGAATGAGTTCGGCACCGGCCCAATTGTGGAGATCCTGCCGCCGATCGACTGGCTCGATATGTCTAACTGGGACAACGAGTCGGTCCCGGTGCGCAAGTGGGCGATACAGGACCGCGTCCCCCTCAATCAGGTCGGGTTGTTCTCGGGGGAGGGCGGTTCCGGCAAGTCGATCATCGAGCTGATGAAGAACGTCGCTCACGTCACCGGCACGGAGTGGCTCGGCTCGTTCCCGGAGCAGGGCGGGGCGTTCTATCTGGGAGCCGAGGACGAGGCCGACGAGATCCACATCCGGCTGCACGACATCGCCAAGTCGGTGGGGGTGACGTTCAGGGAGCTGACCGAGCGCGGCCTCAAGGTTCTGCCGCTGCTCGGTCAGGACAGTATGCTCTGCGTCCAGAGCGGGCTGGGCGGCAACCGGGTCGAGGTCACGCCGCTGTACCGGCGGCTGTATCAGGCGGCCGGCGACCTCAAGCCCAAGAACATCTCGATCGACACCCTGTCGCGGGCGTTTGGCGGCGACGAGATCAACCGGGTGCAGGTCTACGCCTTCGCCATGCATATGCAGGCGCTGGCCAAGGTGGCGCAGGGTTCGGTGACTATTCTGGCGCATCCCAGCCTGACCGGCATCTCATCCGGCTCAGGGCTGTCCGGTTCGACGGCATGGCACGGCGCATTCCGGTTCCGGCAGTACCTGAAGGGAATCAGGGATGAGAACGCCGACCCGGCCGACGATGACCTGCGGCAGCTCGAGTTCAAGAAGAACCAGTACGGCCCGCAGGGGCGGCCGGTGATCCTGCGCTATCAGGATGGGCTGTTCGTCCCGATGGGTGGTGCGACCGACCCGGAGCGGGTGGCGCGCTCGGCCAAGGCCGAGGGTGTGTTCATGGCCGCAATGCGCAAGACCGCGGCCCGCGGCGACGAGGTCAGCCATAAACCGAAGTCGCAGCATTACGCGCCTAGGTTGTTCGTCGACGATCAGGCGGCGCTCGATCTCAAGCTCAGGGAGCAGGAATTGGCGGACGCGATGAAGCGGTTGCTGACTGCTAAACGACTGCAGATCGAGACCTACAGTAAGAACTGGAGACCACAAACGAGGCTGATTCTCAATCCGGGTTCCTGAGGCTCCATATTGCTATGCAACAACAGCAAACCCACCAACACCCACACCAACATGCCACCAACATGCACCCCAACATGTTCCCCCCCCTATAGCCCCCACCTGTTGGTGGTGGGGGCGAAGGTGTTGCGGGGGGGTTCGCGATATTGCAGTGCAGCAAAGGGAACTAAATGATGTACACTACGGCGAGACGGAATGTCGATACTGCTCTGGTCTGCCCAGACTGCGGCGGGGGGTGCCTTCATCAGGGCGCGGTTGCTGTCTTCATCAGGGACCATGAGGATGGTGAAGCTACAACCACAAGGATAGCTCCCCAAGCAATCAGCGTCACTCGTGGTGGGGAAGGTAACCCGAGTCGCCGGCGGGATGGCGTTACGATTGCCTTCTGGTGCGAGAACTGCACCCTCGACCGGGAACTGGCGATCTATCAGCACAAAGGCTCCACCTATCTGGAGTGGTTGCCATGACCCCTCCCCGCACCCCACCCCCCGACCTCCAGACCCTGATCATGGACCATGGCGGCTACGACCGGATTCCGCAGGATGCGTGGGATGCGTTCGAGCGGGACATGGAGGAGTGGAGATGCGAGTTGTGTCCTCCCCTTAGCCCGGAGGAGGAGAAACGACTCATCCGGGAGGCTGACAGGAAGGCGAAGCGCCTGCGCCGGGAGGGGGAGCGATGACCGACAAAAAATGGACGTGGTGCAACAGCCACGGCAGCTACATCGCGGGACAGGCCGCGATCGACGGCGCGGACGCCACCGCGGTCGACATGGAGGCGAAGTGGGGCTGCGGCCGGTTGAGGCTGCTGGTCGACACCGCATTGCGGGAGAAGTTCGACAGGCAGTGGTTCCTGTTCAACACGGCGATCCAGAACGGCGACCTCGAGGCCGTGCGGCGGGAATCGGCCCGCATGGCGACGGCGTGGCGGGCGCTGGACCGGGCGGCGGACGAGGCAGGCCAGTCCCGCCTCGACCCCTACGTCTGGGAGATCACGCTGGACGACGGCAGCGTGGCGGCGCTGGTGCCGGACATGGCGAACGCCAAGCAGGTCATCGCCTCAGGCCGCGACGTCAGGGTGTACGACGTCGAGGAGCTGGGCCATATCCTCAGCCACTGGAACGAGATCAATGCCGTGAAAGCGACATGGCCGGGAGCGACGGTCGAGAAGGTCCGCCGCCCTACCGAGCCGCTCAACCTGATCGGCAAGGGCGGCGACCTCGACGATCCGATTCCGAATCTCGGCGGGCTGATGTCGGCCGGGTAAACAGTTCGGCGCGGCTAGGGTAGCTCCCGAAAAGCAGGTTTCCGCGACCTGCCTGCCGCGTCGTTAGACGACGTGAAGGGGGGAAAGCTGATGGGGCATGGCGTGGAGGGGGAGGAACCGGGCACCGGGCACAAGGTACGCCTGCGGCAAGCTGAAGCCGAAGCCGAAACCGGTGGAACCGGAACAGCCGCACCGCCGCGGCTACGGTTCCAACCCGTTGGCGGAGACCCAGCACGGCCGCTACCTGATGGATGGCCTGATTACGGGGCCACAGCACGTCGCTGGTGAGCTTTATCGCAAGGCCCGTCTCAGATACCGGGCCGCGCTCGGCGTCACTGACGGCCTCTCCAGAGGGCACAGGGATGGGGGCGGGCAGGACGGGGAGCGGGACGACGCGCAGGCGGTGGCCGAGTTCCTGAAGGCAAGGCAGGCCATGGGCCTGTCGGCGCGGGACGTCGAGTGGGTGGTCGGCAGCGACCGGGCGACGAGCAATCCGGACGGCTACCGGCGGGGGCTGGACGCCCTCCGCCGGTTGTGGGGAATCTAGGTGACAATCCTGCTACCATTCCCGATCGACGAGCTTTCTCCATTCGTATTCATTGATCATCTGGTCAAGTATCGAACCGACGAAAATCACGATCGCCATCAGGCCTAGCAGGTAGATCATGACGCCACCTCGCTGTCGCCGTCGCACCAGTCACATTCGCCGACGCAGTCATCCAGCCCGCAGTTCATGCGTTCGATGATGTCGTCGTAGTCAGGCTTCCAAGGCTGATAGACAGTCTCGACCAGCTCGTGAACTCCACCATCGACCCAGACCTTGCGGTGCGGTGCCTCGACCAAGCAGCAGTGGCTGTCGCCGCATTTGTAGTCCTCGACCTTGGCCCCAAGTTTTTTGGCCAAGGCCTTCATCTGTCGGAGGGTGCTCATGCCGGTGTCCTCAGATAGCGCCACTCTGCGATCCACTCCCTGAGCGGAAGGTCGTTGAGGGCGGAGACGTAGACGGCGCTGGAACGCCATTCGCAGGCATCGCCGTCGACGAAGTAGAAGTAGCCGTCGCCCTTGACGAGGCGCTCGGCCCCGCCAAGTCTGGCGATCTCGCGGTTGACCGCATTGAGGGTGAGGTGGGTCATGCCGTCACCCGCTTGCCGGAACGCGCCGTCACCCGGTGGTTGCGGCACACGGTCTCGCCCATGTGGGCCTGCAGGTACTGGCGGGAGAGCGTCGCGCGGTAGTCCTCGACCACCCGCTTGAACTCAGCCTTCAGGATCTCGTCGGGAGCCTCGCGAACGGATTCGGAAATGTTGACGCGGAACAGCTCGCCCTCATAAGACCCGACAGCGAGGTCGGCCATCGCGTCCTTCAGCGCCTTCTCCTTGATCGCCAGCTCGGCCTGCATGGCCTTCAGCTCGCCGAAGGCGTCGATTACGGCGGAGAGGTTCGAGGAGTTCGAGGCGGCGGTCTTGGTTGCGGTCTTGGTCATAGGTGTTTCCCTTTGCGTTGGTCGTCTTCAGTGATTGAGACCCTACCCAAATAATTTGGGTGGGTCAACAACTATCTTCAAATAATTTGTGTGGGTGGACAAAATGTCGCAAGGCCGCTAGGCTCGGCCGATGAGCTGGCAAACCAAGCGCACGATGACGCCGTACAATTTCAGGACTTCGCTCGAGGCGCTCGGCCTCAGTCAGGCCGCCTGCGCCAGATTCCTTGGGCTGTCGTCGCGCCAGATCGCGCGCATGCAGCAGGGCGAGGCCACGGTGCCGGTGCCGGTGGCGCTGCTGCTGTCGTCGATGCTCGAGCACGGCGAGCAGCCGGAATCGCCGCCATGAGGGAGGAGCCGATGACCACCACGGTATGGCTCGACGAGGAGACCTTCGCCCTGCTAAGGCGGGTCATCGATCGTATCGAGGCCATCAAGGCCCAGCGCGTCACATCGGGTCAGGCCGTCGCGTTCGTGCTCGAGGCATGGTTGGATGCCCATGATCCCCTTGACTGACTGAAAAAACCGGTTCAGTTTCTTAAATGTAGGTGGCCGGGGCGGTCACCTACATTTACCCCAACCAGATCAAATCCAGAACATGGCCGACGCGAAAATCATCCTCCTGATCGAGGAGCGGATGAAACACGCGCGCGCGTATACCGACACGACCTTCAATTCCGTCGAGGGCGAGATCTCCGAACTGCGCAGCCGCGTCGATCAAATGGTGCAGCGCATCGAAGCTCTGGAATTGGGAGAGCAGTCTCCCACAAGTGGTTGACAGTACCAATGCCGAGAAAATCAGAGCCGCGCGACATCCGCTCGATGGCGCGGGCGTACAGCGACGGCAACATCAAGGCCTTGGCCGCACTGGCGGCGGAGGGCAACGAGCCTGAGATCCGGCTGCGCGCGATCGGCATGCTGCTGGAGCGCGGCTGGGGCCGGCCGCAGCAAGAGCTGAAAACGGATTCCGAAATCCGGGTGACGATTCGAAAGATGCTCGGCGATGACTGATATCACCGACATCGACCTGCCCTACAACGGCTGGCAGCCGCGGCCGCATCAGAAGAAGTTATGGCGCTACCTCGCCCGCGGCGGCAAGCGCGCGATGGCGATCTGGCACCGCCGCGCCGGCAAGGACGAGGTGCTGCTGCATCACACCAGCGTCTCGATGATGGAGCGACCAGCGAACTTCTGGACCTGCCTCCCGGAGTACGCGCAGGCCCGCAAGGCGTTGTGGAGCGCCGTAAACCCGCACACCGGAATCAGGCGCATCGACGAGGTGTTTCCGCGCCAGCTGCGCGCCACCACCGACGAAGGCATGATGTTCATCCGTTACCACAATGGCGCGACGTGGCAGTGCATCGGCTCGGACACCTACGATTCCACCATGGGATCGAGCTGCGCCGGCCTGACCATGAGCGAGGCGGCGCTCTCGAACCCGGCAGCGTGGGCGTATTTCAAACCGATGATCGAGGAAAACAACGGGTGGGCGGCCTTCATCAGTACGCCCCGCGGTAAAAACCACACCTACGACATGTTCAAGTACGCGCAGCGACAACCGGGCTGGTTCGCCGAGCTGCTCACCGCCGAGCAGACCGGTGCGCTGACCAAGGACAAGCTCGACGAGGCGCTGGCCGAGTATCAGGCGCTGTACGGCGAGGCAATGGGGTCGGCGCAGTATCGGCAGGAATATCTCTGCGACTGGAATGCCGGCGGCAGTATTGGCAGCTTCTATACCGTCGAGATGCTGGCGGTGCGCGACCAAGGCCGGGTGCTCGAGGTCGAGGCGCTCGAGGGCCAGCCGGTGCACCGCTCTTGGGACATCGGCATGGCCGACGACACCTCCGTGTGGTGGTGGCAGAATCAGGGCGCGCAATGCGTCATCCTCGACTGCTACTCCAACTCGAGCCAAGGCCTCGAGCACTACGCCGAGCTGATCGAGAACCGCAACCGCGAGCGCGGCTGGATCGGCGGCATCGACTACGTGCCGCACGACGCCAAGGTCAGGGAGTGGGGCACCGGCAAGACCCGCGTCGAAACCATGCGGCAGCTCGGCCTTAGCCCGATGCTGGTGCAGGACGCGAGTCTGCAGGACGGCATCAACGCCGTGCGGCAGACGCTGCAGTTCTGCGTCTTTCACCCCCGCTGCGAGAAGGGCATCTCGGCGCTCGAGCAGTACAAGAGGGAATGGGACGATGACCTCAAGACCTTCAAGAAAACCGCCCTGCATGACTGGACTTCGCATTACGCGGATTCGTTCCGGTATCTCTCGCTCTCTTGGAAGCATGCGCCGCGACGCGAGATCCCGCCTGCGCCGATGGAGGGCTGGATTATTCCGCCGCCGGAGGAGCCGCGTCGTGGCCGGATTATTCTCTGAGACGCGCGGCAGATGAGGCCGTGGCATAATCCGCCATACTTGCAGACCGCCATGATCATCGCCGTTATCGCCTTGGCGCTGGGATTGATCGGATTGCTGTCGTACTAATTGCCCGTCTCATCAAGGGGAGGACGGGTATGCACGGAAAGATCGCGGGCATCACGGTGCCCGGTGTCTGCAAGGCGATGGGGATTGAGCCGGAAAAATATCTGATGTGGTCGGCCGGCCAGATCGTAGTCAAGGAGTACATGCGACGCTACGGCGCGCCGCCACCGAAGGACAACCGCCGGAAGACCTACACTGACGGCTTCCACTGCTTTGCAATCTACGAAGAGCATATGCGCAACTACATCGAGATGGTGATTCGCGCGCACCTGACCGAGAAGGCGAGGCAGGGCGACCTGTTCGACTGAGCTACCCGCGACGGCAACGACCGCGCGGCGATGATAAGCAAGAGGCAATGTTCAAATGCCCGAATCCGACAAGCCGGTCGACGACGACGTCCGCACGGATGACGAAGAATACAATCCCAGTCTGGAGCCGAAGAGCGCCAAGGCGTGGCTCAACCTGCTGATCGAATCCGAGAAGGCGTTCGAGTCTTGGAACGACCACTGCGACCGCATCGACAAGCAGTACGCATCACTCGACCGGCTCTCCAACCACGCCCGCGACAAAGAGTTCTCGATGTTCTGGGCCAATTGCGAGGTGATCAAGCCGAGCATCTACGCCAAGCCGCCGCAGCCCGTCGTCGTCCCCAAGTTCAAGGACCGCCGCCCGGTCTACCAGCAGGCCAGCGAGTTGGCCGAGCGCTGCGCCGTGGTGGCGTTCGACCTCGCCGAGATCGACGAGCTGATGAAGCTGGTGCGCGACGATCTTGCATTGATCGATCGCGGCGTGGCGTGGTGCCGTTACGAATCCGGCAAGGGCAAGGGTTACTACAGGCACGAGAAGGTCTGCATCGATTTCAAGGGCCGCAAGGATTTCCTGCACTCGATCGCGCGCAACTGGCGTGAGGTGACGTGGGTGGCCGGCGCGAGCTACCTGACCCGGTCAGAAGCGCGCAAGCGATTTCGCAAGCACTCCGGCGACGAGTACCAGCAGGCCGAATATCGCGTCGACAAGGACGCCAAGGAAGTCGGCGGTGCCGACCGACGCGAGCGCGCCGCGTTCTGGGAGATCTGGGACAAGGCCAACCAGCGTGTGCTCTGGGTCGCGCACGGCTGCGACAGGATATTGGACGAGGACGAGCCGCACCTCGACCTGCGCAACTTCTTCCCGTGCCCGAAGCCGGCCTACGGCACCGTGCAGCGCGGTTCGCTGGTGCCGGTGCCCGACGTGATGCAGTACCGCGACCAGCTCGAGGAGGTGAACCTGCTGACCTCGCGCATCCACGCGCTGAGTGACGCGCTCGAGGCCAAGGGCTTCTACCCGGCCGGCGGCGCGGAAATCAGCGACGCGGTGCAGGCCGCCGTGAAAACCCACACGCCGGGAAGGATGCTGATTCCGATCGCCAACTGGGCGCAGTTCGGCGGCTCGAAAGAAGTCATCATCTGGCTGCCGATCGACATGATCGCACAGACCATCACCGCGCTCGTCGCCCTGCGCAAGGAGATCATCTCCGACATCTACCAGATCATGGGACTGAGCGACATCATGCGCGGCGCGACCGACCCGCAGGAGACGCTCGGCGCGCAGCAGCTCAAGACCCAGTACGGCTCGACGCGAATCCGTGACAAGCAGCAGGAGCTGGTGCGGCTGGCGCGCGACCTCGTCGAGATCACCATCGAGATCATCACCGACAAGTTCGACGAAGTCACCATCATCGAGATGAGCCAAAGCCAACTGCCGACCGAGAAGATGCAGCGCAAGCAGGTCGCGCAGATCCAGCAGGAGATGCAGAACCAGCAGCTCGCGTTTCAGAAGATGACGCAGTTGCCGCAGGCGCAGCAGCTCCAGCAGCAGAACCCGGAGCAGGCCCAGCAAGTAATGGCGCAGGCGCAGCAGATGCTGACGCAGGCGCAGACCGCCGGCCAGACCTCGATCAAGAAAATCATGGAGAAGCCGAACCTCGATCAGGTGCTGCACTTCCTTAAATCAAACCGCGCCAAGAGCTTCGTGCTCGACATCGAAACCGACAGCACGATCATGGCCGACGAGATGGCGGAGAAGCAGAGCCGCACCGAGTTCGTGCAGGTACTCGGCAACATGATGCAGCAGCTCTCGGCGCTGGTGGCGGCCGAGCCGAAGAGCGCCGACTTCTGCGGCGAGGTGTTGAAGTTCGCCACCGCGCCGTTCCGCGCCGGCCGTTCTCTGGAAGGGTCGATCGACGATCTGGTCGAGCAGATGAAGATGAAGTCCGACCAGCCCAAGCCGGACGACCCGCTCACCGCCAAGACCAAGGCGGATTCGCAGATCGCGCAGGCCAAGCTCAAGCAGGATGCCGAGAAGGACAAGGCCGAACTGGCGCTGAAGGCCGAGGAGATCAAGCAGAAGGATCGTCACAAGCAGATGGAGCTGGAGACCACCAAGCAGATCAAGATGCTTGAGTTGCGCGCCAAGACCGACGACGACCGCATCCGTGCCGACGCGCAGAACCAGAAGGCGATGCACGACCGCGAGAAGCATCAGTCGGACATGATCAAGAAGCAGGCCGACGTCGACGCCGCGGCGCAGAAGGCCGAGATTGCGCAGCAGCAGATGGTGATGCGGCGCGACGACATGGCCGCCAAGCAGGCCGAGCGTCAGGCCGCGCAGCAGTTCAAGCAGACGCAGATGCTCAACAAACCGGGACCGATTGTGCCATGAGCGACAGAAACAGCATTGCCATGAAGCTGGCTGGGATCAGGGAGCCTTACGCGCTCGAGCCTGAAGCCACCATGCCGACTCCGGAGCAGGCCGCCAGAGAGGCGGAGTGGAAGGCGAAGGTACACGCCATGCCGCCTCCGTCTCCGGGTGGCGCTCCGGTGATCGAGAGGCAGGGTCCGTTGTCGCGGGAGGAGATGCAGATGGAGCAAAACCTCATGGAGTACATGCGGCAGCTGGAGGAGCAAAAACTGAATACTCCGCAAGGAGTGCCGATGTCGTCCAGCGCCGTGCCGGTGCAGGTGGCGCGGGCAACAGACTACAATCCGGATTGGGAAGGCCTCGACGTTGTCGGAGGCAGATATGATGGCTGACGACTGGGTGATGGGCGCACTGGCGGCGCAGGACGCCTACCAGCCGGTCGTGAAGCCGTGGACAAAATACGACGTCGCCCAACTCCAGAGCGACGACCTCGACCGCATGCCGTTCGGCGTCGGCAGTCCTGCGGAGAGCGCGCATGCGCCATCAGGCATCGATCAGCTCGTGCGCAGTGCCTACACCGGTCTCGGCGAGACCGCCAAGGGTGCGTTTACCGAATCGGAACGGCTACGATCGGGCGAGGGCTACAATGCCAAGCCGGCCGTCGAGGCCGCACTAATGACGATGGGCGGACCGCTGGTCGGCGGCACCAAAGCGACCGCCGAGGGCGGCGTGGTGTTGGGGTCTGGACCGATCAAGGCCTATCACTCCTCGCCGCACACGTTCGAGAAGTTCGACACTTCGCGGATCGGCACTGGAGAGGGCGCGCAAGTCTATGGTCACGGCCTGTACTTCGCGGAGAACCCGGCCGTAAGCGGACGGGGCGGAGAATACTGGAATCAATTCCTGCATCGTTTCGAAGGGCCGGAACGCAAAGCCGCGACAGCTCTGCAGCGCGAGGGATTTGATCGTGAAGCTGTTATGGCTGATCTGCAAAAGAGTCTTGCCGACGTAACCGATCACATGAAGCACCGAAAAATCAGCGATCCTCTGATGGCAGAGGCCGATCGCGCTCACTGGCAGAAGCTGAAAGATAATTGGCAGACACAATACGATTTACTGAAGAGCGGCGGCCCGGTCGGCCCGCGCACCTACGAGGTCGACATCCACGCCGATCCCAAGCACATGCTGGACTGGGACAAGCCGATAAAGGACCAGCCGGAAGTCTTGGGCAGGATTCGCGACAGCAATGTGATTCTGCCATATCTGCGGGACACGTTTGAGAAAAATGCCGAGGCTGGCATCAAGGGAAGCAACGCCTACAAGTCATATATCGGTAGCGGCGATGTCGGGGCGTCTCAGCTTTTACGCGATCATGCCGGCGTCCCCGGCATCAAGTATCTCGATCAGGGATCGCGCAACCCTGCGAAGATGTCGGAGCTTGCGGCTGATCTGGCGCAGTATCGCGAAGCCGCAAAGCATTGGGCGGCAACTGGCAACGAGCAAAAACTGGCAATCGCACAAGGCCAAATTAATGCACTCGAAAAGCGGCTGAATCAAACCAACAACTACGTCATCTTCGATCCCAAGATTATTGACATCCGCAAGATGTACGGCATCGGCGGCATCGGCGCAGGGGTAGGCACGGCCTACGGCATGGGTGGTCTCGCCGCGCAGGATCATTACGGAGAGAGGCTGTGACGAGATTTTGGTCGTCTGTTAGCGGCTTGTTCTTTTCGTGTTACCCACTTGCAATTGGCTTTCGAATATCCGCGCGCATTGTTTGTTCGATCAAGCGTAAGACCGGGAGGTCGCTCACCCATATCGACGAGAAAATTCGCAAACTTGCGCCAGCGTTTGCAGACTGTAATGCCGCGTCCGCCATAGTAGCTGTAATACGTGGCGTTTGGATTACAGCATCGCTGAATCATAGCTTCCCAAGAAGCATAGGTAAGAGAGTTAGATCCAATGCGAGCGTGTCCATGAATAACACGTCTTTTCAAGCAACCGCATGAAGCGGTGTGGCCGCTTATCAGGTGACCAGATTGGGTAATTGTTTCTCTGCCGCAATCGCAAAGGCAGCGCCAACGCACTTGGTTATCTTTTGTACGACCGACATCTTTGGTGACTATCAGCATGCCAAAGCGTTGATTGAGGAGATCAACCTTGTTTGAAGGCGCGCGGCCATATTCGGCATACAAGTCATGGCCGCGCTCAACCCGTAGACAGCCGCATGATTGTGTCTTGCCGCTCTTTAAACTGGCGGCGTCGACTATGGTTTTGGTCCCACAAGTACAATGGCAATACCAATGAACACGATTCCTGCTCGTGTCACGACGGATGACGATCAAGCGACCGTACTGGTGACCGGTGATATCAATGAATGCGGGCATGATGGTCCTCCGACAAGGATTGCTGTGTCAAGCGACAGCCGGACTCTGATCAGTCCGGTTGTCGCGCCAAGCCTATACAATAAACTCTAAAAGGAGAACAGGAATCATGGGTCAGTCAGCAATTACCGTTACGCCAACGAACCCCTCACCGCCAACGAATTTTTCATTTCTCGGCACCACGCCGCCGACCGCTCCCGCGCAACCCGTGGCCGACGACGGCGCGGCCGGGACGCTGACGGTGTTCGCCGCCAAGACGGCATCAAGCGACAACGCCAACTTCCCGAGCCTCGACCACGAGGGCAAGGGCACCGAGACCGTGGTGGTGGCTCCCGGCTCCCGCACCGAGTGCCCGACCGTGGCGTTCTCGGATCTGGGGAGCTGGACCAACGAGCCGAACCGCACCCACGCCTCGAGTCTGACGCCGGTGACGCAGCCGACGCTGGCCTCGATCACGCCGACGACGGCGGTGTCGGGACCGACCGGCACCCAGCTCATTACCTGCACCGGCACCGGATTTACGCAGGGTTGCGACATCTGGTTCAACGGCCGGCAGGTGGACACCACCTTCGTGTCCGCTACCTCGCTGACGGCGACGGTGAAGAAGAACCCGACGCCAGCAGTGGTACCGGTCGACGTCAAGCTCGGCGGCACCGCCGTCAACTCCACCCGCAACTTCACTTGGACCTGACCGGACCGAACCGGACCGAACCGGACCGAACTACGCTGTCAACCGGAAATGGCCGGGAATGGCCGATAAAGGAACCCAGATGCCACAAGCAAGAAACGACCAAGACAACAAGACCGACATCAACCAGCCGCCGCAAGGCCGCCCCCTTAACCAAGTCGGGCAGGGCGGCCAAGGCCCCGGCCAGTTCGACCAGCACGGCAACCTGACCGGGCAGAGCGAACAGGAGCAGGACAAGCAGGACAAGGGCAAGGCGCTGCGTCCCGGCCAGACCGCGAGCCTCGCCCAGCAGGAGCAGGAGCAGTCGCAGAAGCGCCAGCAGGACGCTTGGGAGGAAGCCAACCGGCGCGAGAAGGACAACAACCCGGCCACCAAGGACCGGCGGGCCGCAGGGTCTTGGTACACCAAGGAGAACCAGCCCGGGCTGCACCCGGCGAACCAGCCGGACCCGGATTCCAAGCTCAACAAGGGCACGAGGCTCGATCTCGAGGATCTCACCGGCAATCCGGGGCACCGCGGCGTCAATCCCGACGCCCCAGCCAACAGCATCAACCCGCCGACCGACCCGAAAACCGGCCGCTTGGAATCCATCAACGAGCCTCCCGGCATCGAGCAGAACTGGCCGAAAGCCGGCGAGCGCCAAGGCAAACAGGGCAAGGAAGTCCCGGCCGGCGGCTCGGAGTGGAGCATCAACGAGCCTCCCGGC